TTTTGATGAAGAGACGCAATGGATGGTTGAAAATAGACAGGTAGTAATGAATCATTCTAGAACATCAAGTACACAAGATCTATATGAGAATAATAATCCAAATACGGATCCACCTAATTCAACCAAAGGAAATTTAGATGCATCTGAAAATGCAGTAGATGATTCTGAAGCAGGTAATAATAATGAACGAATAAAAGAAGAAACAGAAACAGCAAGAGCAGTCCAATCCGCTAGATCTGAAGAAGGTCAAGGAAGAAAAAATTATAGGAAAGATCTTTGTTATCCAATAACCCTTAGACAATCCAGTCAAGATAGATTAAAGATATCTGTAATGGAATTTATGCCTAAGCAATTTAATAAAAAAGGTTTTGGGTTTACCAGAAGAGGTGAAAGTAATAAGACTAAAGGTGGAATGACTATAATGAAAGCAAGGAAAATGGTAGGTGCTGTGACCTTACCTATTCCTGGTGCTGTAACCGATAGTAATACTACAAAATGGGGTGAAGATCTGTTAAATGCTGGTCAAGCAAAAATAGCACAAGCTGCACTAGCGTTCTTAGACAAAGGTATGAAGGCTATGGTTGACACTGCGACAGACGTAGCAGAGGATGCAGCAGCAGATCCAGCAGTTTCCAACGCTGTTAAACAATTCTTCGTAGGTCAAGCAACAGGAGTAAAAGGTATCCTTGCAAGAACAGAAGGGGCAATCATTAACCCCAACATGGAATTAATTTTCCAAGGACCACAACTAAGACCTTTTAATTTTACTTTTAAATTAAGTCCAAGAGACCTGAAAGAAAGTCAAGAGATACTACAAATAATTAGAATGTTTAAACAATCCATGATGCCTCAAGCAACTGAATCAAATCTATTTTTGAAAGCACCTAATACATATATGTTACAGTTCATATCACAAGGAAAAAACCATAAATTCTTACCTAAGATAAAGGAATGTGCTCTTCTATCATGTAATGTAAATTACACTCCTGATGGTTCCTATATGTCATATGAAGATGGTTCTATGGTAGCATATGAAATGACACTATCATTCCAAGAACTAGAACCAGTATTTAATTTAGATTCTGGAAACCCAAATGGTAGTGTAGGAACTGATCTTTCTCAAGGAATAGGATACTAAAATGGCCAAACAGTACTTTAAACATCTACCAGACTTTCAATATGTAAATAGAAATTCCTCAAAAGAAGGAAGAAGTTCTAACGATTATACTACAGTAAAAAATCTTTTCAAAAAAGGAAAATTAAGAGAAGATATCTTTCAGAATGTTACATTCTTTACTAAGTATACAATCTATGGTGATGATCGACCTGATAATGTTGCTAATGATGTATACGGTGATCCCAATTTAGATTGGGTTGTATTATTATCAAATAATATTATTAATATTCAAAGTGAATGGCCCATGTCTCAAGTAGATTTTAATACTTATCTTACAGAAAAATATGATAGTGACACAGAAATATTCTCAGGTATCCATCACTATGAAGCAAATGAAGTAAAAACTACTAACGGAGTTGTGATAATTCCAAGTGGAATGCGTGTAGGTGTTGCTCAAAGTGTAACCTATTACGATTACTGGAATAAACAATCAGTAACTGTTACAGACATTGCACTACCCGTTACTAACTATACTTATGAAGAAAAATTAAACAATAATAAAAGAGATATATATGTTCTTAAACCACAGTATCTCGGTCTTGTATTTGATGACCTAGAAGAAATTATGGAATATAAAGAGGGTTCCACCCAATATGTGAGTGAAACCCTAGTACGTGGAGAAAATCCTAGATTATATAATTAAGCTTCTGCCAACTTCTGAAAATAAGATAGTGCATCATCTTCATCTGTATCTACTGTAGTTGAAGTAGTTGCTGCTTCTACTTGTTTAGTAGCAACAGTACGTGCATCATCTTCAGTAGCAACCTCTTCATCAAAACGTGGACGTTGAGGTGCTTTTTTATGTCCTAAAACATAATCAAGACGCTTCTTCAAGTCATCATAAGACTTGAATTGATCAGGAGCAACTACGGCAGCAAGAGAATACTCTTTCTTCCATAGTGCTTCTAGTGCATCATCATCTTCAAGTAAAGGTGATGGAGCATCGAACTCTGACTTATCATAGTTCCAGTAACCATCCTTCTTAACGATCTTCAACTTGAAGTTTGCACCTTGCCAGAAATCAAAAGGATTGATTGGAGTCTCATCTTCAAAGTTAGGTTGCATTGCTTCCATAATCTTATCAAAGATCTTCTTACCATACTTAAAGAGAAATACCTTCCCTTCATTAGCAGGATTAACTGGATCCTTAACAACATAAATGTTACTATAAAAACTTAACTTACGTTTCTGTTTACGGACTACATCCTTATCAGATTCATTACCACTGTTCCATAACTCACGGTTGTGATCAGAGACAGGATCTTTACCACCATTAGTAGTAAGACTGTTCTCAATATACCAACCACCAGGCCCTTGGAAAGCATGAGAGTATAACTTTGCCCAAGGAAACTCTTCCTTATCGGGAGCAGGTAAGAATCGGACAACGGCATAACCGTTTCCTGTTTTATCTAATTCTGGTTTCCAGAGACGCTCATCTGCACCTCCACCAGTATTATTTGTTTTCTCTACTTCTTTAACTAACTTAGCGGTCAACGAACCAAGCGAAGACTGCTTCTTTAGATTTGCAAAAGACATTCGGATTACCTCAGATTAAATTGGATTTGGCTTTTGTGTGTACCTTGTTATTCTAAGACCCAACACCGTTAGTGTCAAGCTGTTGTCTCATTACCTTCATCATGTCAGACATTTGATTAAACATCAAGTTAACATCAACATTTTTAGGGAGACCCATCATTACAGCAGACTTAAGAATCTCTTCCTTCATCTGCTTTGCATCAGGATCATCAGATAAACTCAATCGTGCGTACACAATCTTTTGTTTCTCAATAAGTTTTTCAAGGATATTAATGTGATGTAATTTATCAGAATCATTCATGTATTGAAACTTCATGACATTATCAAAAACTTCTTCTTGAAGTTCATGAATCTCTGCCATCTCTGCTCTAACTATATCGGAATCAAAGAAACTCATTCACCACCCTCATTATCAACAACCTCAACAGTTCCAGTTTCAGTAGTCTCTTCAACTTGACTATCTCTAATCTGTTCTAGAACATCAACAGCACCAATAAGTTTAAGACGAGTAGCAGTTAGATTATCTAACTGTTTCTGTACTTCTTCTAATTGTACTTTTAAATTACCTAGAACTTCTTCATTACTAAGAGCTGCCATTGATTACTACCTCCTTTAGAATTTTTTTGTAACGTGGTACATTAATATTTAGGAAAGGTGAATACTTTTTCACTCTCCTACTGACGGTTTCCCACACAGGGTCTTTCAACTTTTTATCAAAGTCTTTACCGTACTCAAATATTCTATCACATATTACCAAAGTTTCCAAGCTTGTAAACCCACCAAGATAACTTTTTAATATTGGAGGGTGTCCTTTACTACAATCAAACACATCATCTACCTTATTATTATCAAACAAACTATTAACTTCTTCCTTAAACACATAGGATAATGACTGTACTTTCTTCTGCCAATCCTGATACCTATCTTCTCCTTCCTTCATCATCTCTCCTATCCATAATGATTCAGGATCAGGACAAGATGCAAAGTTAGCAATAAAAAATTCTTCTATCTCTTTATCATTCTTCTGTCTAGAAAACTTTTCAAACCAAAACCTATCCTTCCTCTTATAAAAAGCATTCAATGTTGCACGACTCTTACCACGATACTTAATATAATCATAGTTATCTTTCGTGAAATGATTCTTCATCCCAAGATAACATTTATAGGCATCAAACGGCATCATAAAAAAGTAATAGGGTGATTTTTTTGGCGGGAATTTTTTCCCCCTTTTATGGAATTAAAAAACCAATTTCGCTCTGGAAGTTCTCTTTAAAAAATTTAACTCCTGTGCTTCGTACTTAATCTTTTCTTTTAAGGGCTTGGATATAAGTTTAGGAACTGACTCTAAATCAATGGCGTTTAAATCACAGAAGTAAACGATAGCATCAATGTAATTCATCTCAGTATTTACTAACACAAGAGACTCAATCTCTTCAGCAAATCTTGCAGGACAAAAAAACTTATCCTTCAATGCTTGTTCTAATTCATTCTCCATTCTCTGCCCCAGTATTGTGAGATACAAATTCTTTTATATAACGTACTAGAAGTTTAATATAATCCCCTTTATTTCTTTTGTCAAATACTTTTACATCACCTTCAGGAGTTACCATGATGGTAATAAGTTTTGTGATAGGGATTCCAGTCAACTCATAATATGCTGATGCATAAAACATTTCCTGAACAAAGTAGTTTTCAAGCCACTTCTCAGGTTTAATCTTAGTAGATGTTTTAAAATCTATTACCGCTAACTCACCATCGTACTCAGCAATACAATCAACTCTACCCGCAAGACCAAGGTATTCTGAGTAAAGAGTTCTTTCTATAGCGTGTATGTTATTTATGCGATCTAGATATGGTGTCGCATGATGGAACATGAACTTAGTAAGAGGTTTAAAATCACTCCATTCTATTTCTTTGTTCAACATATACAACTCAACTGCTTCATGGAAATCAGTTCCACGAGCAGTTGCTTTCCTTGTTATCTTGTTTGCTTCTTCAATACCAACTCTTTTTCTCCAGTCAGCAAAGATCTGTCTATTATAAAAAGAAGTTACTGATGTAATAGATGGTACCCATTGTCCATCGGGAAGATTATATAATCTTATCCCATTTGTTTCTTTCTTTTGTAATTCAAGATCACCTAGAAAATTATGATGAATAAAACTCATAAAGACAGTTCCATTTTTGCAAGAAGATATTCCTTAACCAATCCAGAGCGAACAATATCGTCTACTCCAAATTCAATAAGGTCAACTGATGACATCAAGCGAAGAACTCTCATAAAATCTATGATACCATTCCTCTCGTTCTGTTTAACTAAGTCTGTTTGAGTTGCATCTCCACAAAACATAATCTTAGAACTAGCACCAACCCTTGTCATTATACTATCAAGTTCATGAAAATTCAAGTTCTGAAATTCATCAACTAAAATAATAGCCTTATCTAATGTGGTACCACGAATGAAAGATGTGCTCCAAAAGGAGATAGTATCTTGTGCTCTCAAGTTACCATAGAGCATCTCAAAGTCAGCATCAGTAGGCATCTGGAACATATACTTTACCATATTCTTATAAGGAATCTGATAAAGAGATGACTTGTCTTCATGATCACCAGGTAAGAACCCAATCTCCCTAGTAGCCACAAGTGATCTTACAATGTATATCTTTTCATATGGTGTACTCTGATCTAAGACATCACAAAGTGCATTATAAAGAGTGATAAATGTTTTACCAGTTCCTGCTGCACCATAAGCAACAAGATTCTTACCACTCTCATATGAATCAAAAAGATTTTTCTGATTATCGGTGAGGGGTTCTATGTCCCTCATCATATCAGCATTGATTGGTTTCTTCCTCTTCATCTGCTTTGCGGTGAGTCCTACACCGATTGGTTGCTCTGCTTTCTTTTTACGTGGCATACTTAGAAACTGTAATCACGATGTTTACGGACGTTAGCACCAGGTTGTTTAGATGCTCTGTCTAATACTTCATTCCATCCACTC